ATAATGTATTCTGCTTATCCGCAACCAAATGAATGTCATATTGCTGAGAAACTTGCTCTTGGGGCCGTTTTTGACTTTGAGTCTAGTTATCTATTTGTTATTATGCAAAGTTTGGTATTGGTTGTTAATGCTAGTTCTGTCCCATTGGGATGGCTGTATAGGTTATGTGAATGTGTCCTTACTTTTGCCCTTGGCTGTTATGGTTGCCTGGGCCATTACGATAGATGTGCTGTTTCTGTTGTGGCTGGTTTGTTACTGGCCGTTACGTTTGATCAGTGGTATACTATCGTGCAGGCTGTTCGTTTTGTTATCAACACGCTTCATAGTCCTCTTGGAAATACGTATCTTAGTTACATGGCTTCTATCTTTGTTACCTGGCGTAAGCCCAGGGACACGCCGTGTACATTGCGATCACTATTTCTCAAGGCTATGTCAGTTGAGTCAAAACCACCTGTAGTTCATACACATGCTCACGCTGCCCGCACTCGTAATGATGCCTCCTCATTTATGGATGCATTTTCTAAGAGTGTTGGCCGCCGCCCTTATTTTTACCAGAAATCTGCTGCTGACGTCCGACTCTCTCGGGCTGGGTGTCGCACATTTTTCTGGGGCAAAGATTTGACAGTTCCCTTTGAAGCATATGACCCGCAACCTAATGACCTGATATGTCTCGCTGATGTTGATATGTATTGTGATATGCCTGCTATGTTGGCAGACTTCCCACGATCGTATCTTGTTAGCACCTTCCAACCTAGTAAGGTAGCTTCCACCACTAATGAGTATAGTTATACTTTTGATGCCGATAACAAAGTCACGTACCTTGTTAATGGCGGTGGTAGCTACCACCACCCTGTGTGGAATTATGGAGATGACATTGTTAATGTGGAAAGCTCTCACTGGTGGGGCAAGCGGCACGCTGTGTACAACGTTGACCGCCGCCTCACTGATGAAGATCACCAAATTGTGTTCTTTACACTTATACGTTCCTATTGGACAACTTACTTCAATTTGCGAACCCTTTTTAGTGGTAACACCTTACGACGACTGAAGCCAGCCGTCAGAGTTGATGGTAGTGATACCACCTTCCTGCGATTAAACATCAGCAAGAAAGGTGGTTTACTTAAATCGACTGGTGTTGCTGGGAGTTACAATTGTGCCACTATACCAGCCAAGTCTGACGATACATTGTCTACTATGGCTCGAATTGGCGCAGTTGCTCTCACACCTGCCACTATAAAGACCGCTATCGAAGGTGTAGATCAAGAGGGTGCCTCAGTTCTGGTCGAGTACCATAATCTCGGCCACATTGGGGTACCTGATGTGATTTACCCTGTGGAGCGTTCAGTGTTTCGGTTCCAATTTCAACCACCTCAGTTTGACCCTGACGCCAAACCGAGTCTTACCCCATTTATGACTCCTCTTATGTTAGGCTGCTATGCGCCTGATCGATGTAAAGCTAATGACCGTGCCGCTGTTCAGGGCCGGATTTTGGATGTGCAACAATCAGCCGTGTTTGCGACGCCTTTACATATGAAATACATTGAGGAGTTTGTAACCCATCTCATTCCTGAGAAGGAAGCTATGACACACCACCCTTCTGATTTCGATGAGGTCTTTGCGCGACAATTCCGACCCAGTCAGCAAGCCATATTACGGCGAGCTGCTATGTTGGCTAAATCGTTTGTCAATAACCCAATCGAAACGTTTCAGAAACCTGAAGCTTATGGTAAGATTACGGATCCACGTATTATTAGTACTATACCTGGTGTCAATAAGTTGAATTATTCCCCATTTGTCTACGGCTTTACCCCTGTGCTTCGTCGCACGAAGTGGTATGCCTTTGGAAAAACTCCGAAGGAGATAGCCGAGCGCGTAGCATCTATTGCTGCCAAAGCTAAGTCACTTAATAGTTCGGATTTGTCACGGTGTGACGGCAGGATATCTCCTGTGTTACGCCATTTGGAACACCGCGCCATGTTGCGCTGGTACCATAGTGACTATCATAATCGAATGAATGAGTTAATGGCTACGCAGCAGAATCAGCGCGCGATAACTAAGTTTGGCATTAAATACAACACTGGTACTGCACGAGCCTCTGGCTCTGCTGAGACCGCTGACTTCAACTCAATGGACAATGCGTTCATCGCTTACGGCTCTTTTAGACAAGCAGGGTATGACCCTGATGCCGCATGGGATGCGCTAGGGCTCTACGCTGGCGATGATGGGTTAACCCCCGACTGCCCGCGAGCTCCCATGGAAGAGTTTTGCCAAAGTGTTGGCCAACTTATGGAATCAGACATTTATTGTCGTGGTCAAGTTGGGCTGCCATTCCTAGCACGGTACTATGGTCCGGGCATTTGGAATGGTGACCCATCTTCTATTTGTGATGTCCCTAGGCAACTCTCTAAACTCCATGTCACTACAACTTTGCCCAAGTCAATAACCCCTATGGTTAAATTGGCTGAAAAACTTACTGCATATAGTTATAGCGACGCTAATACCCCCATCATAGGGGATATAGCCAGGCATTTCATTAAAACCTTCCCTAGTCTAGTTCCAAAAGATTTAGGTCTTGGAGCTCTTCGCGGTGTCGCATATTACCATGCTGACAATCGCAGCGGAGTCCAATACCCTAATGAGGACAGTGATTGGATGAAGAGTTTTGTGGCAACTAAGCTACCGACCTTTGATTGGAAACTTTTGAAGACTTGGTTGCGACGTGCTGTTACGCCGTATGTTATGCTTCGACCACCTTTGTGTGTAGAGTTTAAAGACACGCCCGAATGTCCCAAAGCGAGTGTTGTAGTAGCAGATAATGTGATCACTGTGAAACAACAACCCCCATCTGGTTTTATACCAAAAGACGCCATGAGTCCTAGTGACTTTGCTGCTTGGAGGGCTCGCACAACTTGCAAACGTTGGAAAGCAGGGAATTGTACACGTACACCCTGTGATTTCAAACATTCCAACTAAGCATTTCCGTGGTTTTAACCGGGACGCACATCCGTCCCGGACGTAAAATAATTATTAATTTTTCGTAGTTACACGTTAAACAACTATATGCACTCTCGTCTCTATTCTTTCTACTCTGACTATTTGCTGTATTTTCCATCTTCTCCACACCTAAGTTTCCCACAATTTGTTGAGAAATGTCGAAATCCTCAATTTCTGCTGGCCTTTCGGCGCTCGGTGCGGCTCTTGGATCCTCAGTGAGGAAATCTGGTAAGAAGAAAAGTAAGACGATTAAGAAGAAAGCAAGTTCTAAGCAATCTTTACTTATCACCCCCCTCTCAGCTGGTTCCAACAAACAACAATCGGCTCCAGCTGGATATGGTTTCCCACATGATCGGCGATTAGGCTCTATGTTGCCCAATTTCCGTGTGCCATTTGATGTTACTGTTGGGGTGATAGCAACTAACGCTTCCAATGCTTGTGGCTTTTCGAACAATGCTGGTACAAATGTTACCAACAATATGGATATTAACCCTTTAGTTACGTTTGCTGGGGGTTACGTTTATCCTTTGGGTAAGGTCTTGAACACTGTGTCTTCCTCATTTATGAGGTTTAAGATGCACAGTTTGGGCCTGCGTTATAATCCCCTTGTTCCGACTAGCACACCTGGAGGCATCATGTTTGCATACACTGCTGACCCCTATGTCAATGGTACTTTAAATACGTTGACATTAGGTACTTTCCGTGATAATGTTCCCACTGCTGTGTGGGAACCACAACAAATGAAAATCACTGCACTCAATAAGAGCACGCTCTTTTGTTTTGACACTGGTGCTGCACAAGCTGATGATCGGTTTGCTGCCGCCGGGTCAATTTTGGTCTTTGGTATTGGTCTCACGGCCTCTACTACGTACGGGCTCGCCAGTTTGTCTGGTGAGATCGAGTTCCTGGGATTGGGAGATTCTGTTGATCTTAGTATGATGAAATATTCAACTAAGGCCGCTGCTATCTCCGCTGTTGAAAAGGCATTTGCTAATGTCAAGGATACACCCGGAGCTCCCGAACGTGGTTTCATTAGTGTTGCTACTGATTCTAGTAGTTCATCGTCAAGTTCCTCGTCTGCCGTGCCCACATCTCTTTATGAAAAATATGTTAAAGTTGTTTGTTAGATTCGTTTTCTCTTGTTCTCTCTTTTCTGTTGCATCTTTTGTTAATCTTTTCTTGGTTTTCCTTCTTTTTCCACAATTGGTCTCTCCCTATGCTCTCCCGAATACTCACGTTTGAAACAGAGCCTGAGCCGGATCATAGATTTCACCCATTGTGGCACTCTAAAATAATATATAATTTGTAC